GATCGAGGACGCCAAGCGCCTGCTCCCTGAGGATGTATTCCGCGAGCTCTACCTTGCTGAGCCCTCGGACGATCAGGGCAACCCCTTCGGCGCAAAGTTCATCGACCGCTGCATCATTCCAGAGCTGAGCAGCGGACGCCCCGTGGCCATCGGCGTTGACCTCGCTAAAAGCTACGACTGGACCGTGGTTGTGGCACTCGACCGCGACGGCAAGCTGTGCGGGTTCGAGCGGTGGCAGGACAGCTGGGAGAACACCGTGCCGCGCATCCTGAGCCTGTGCGGCTCAGTGCCTACCCTCGTGGACAGCACCGGCGTCGGCGACCCGATTTTGGAGCGGCTCCAGCGCGAGAGCTCTACCTTCGAGGGTTACAAGTTCACATCCCAATCCAAGCAGCGCCTCATGGAAGGCCTCGCTGTGGCGATCCAGTCCAACGCCATTGGCTACACGGACGGGCTGATAAAGAAAGAGCTCGACACGTTCGAGTATCAAATCACGCGGACAGGTGTTACGTATTCCGCGCCTACGGGTCTCCATGACGACTGTGTTGTTGCATTGGCGCTCGCTTGGCAGCAATACAGTAGCAGCAACATGCGGCTGTACGATCTCGAACCTGTGGGCCTAGAGCGTATTAGCCCGTGGTTCGGCGACCAAGACTACGGAGGCCTGTGATGGCAGAAGAGATCAAGCCCGGGAAACTTGAATACGACCCGACCAGTATCGGTAACTCGGGCCTGCGCCAGTTTGGCGGATATGTGCAAGAAGAGTTCCTCAAGGAGCTCAGCTCGACCAATGCGTCTCGCATCTACCGCGAAATGTCAGACAACGACCCTGTGGTGGGCGCGCTGCTGTTCGCCGTCACCATGCTCATCCGGCAGGTGGAATGGCGCGTGCAGGCAGCCGACGACACCCCTGAGGCAGAAGAGGCCAAGGAGTTCGTTGAAGGTGTGATGCACGATATGAGCTCCTCGTGGTCCTCGGTGATCGCTGAGGTGTGCTCGATGTTTGTCTATGGCTATGCGCCGCTCGAGATCATCTGGAAGAAGCGCAATGGGCCAGACGCGCCCAATGGCACAGGCCGCTCCGCCTTCAACGATGGCCGCATCGGCGTCCGGGCTCTCTCGCTGCGCGCTCAGAACACCATCCCCAAATGGCTGATCGACGAGGAGGACGGCTCCATCGATGGCATGTTCCAGCAACCCTACAGCGGTTCGATGGTGTGTATCCCTATCGAGAAGCTGCTCCTGTTCCGCACCACTGAGGAGCGGCAGAACCCTGAGGGACGCTCGATCCTGCGCAACGCTTACCGCCCGTGGTACTTCAAGAAGAAAATCGAGGAGCTCGAGGGCGTGGGCATCGAGCGTGATCTCGCCGGCCTGCCTGTCGCCTTGATCCCGGGCCGCATGCTTAGCCAAGGGGCAGACGCCACGGATAAGATCATGGCGGAGCGCTTCAAGCAGCTGCTCAAGTCCGTGAAGCGCGACAACCATGAGGGGCTTCTGCTTCCCTCGGATCGCGACAAGGACGGCAACCTGTTGTTCGATTTCAAGCTGCTCTCAACCGGCGGATCGCGGCAGTTCGACACGACCAAGGTCGTGGACCGCTACAACCGCGCCATTGCAACCACCGTCTTGGCCGATTTCATCTTTCTTGGGCAGGGGGCCACCGGCTCGTTCGCGCTTTCTTCGAACAAGACTGAGGTGTTCGCGACGGCCATCGGTGCATTCCTCCACAACATCGCCGATACGTTCAACCGCCACCTGTTGCCGCGCCTGTGGCGTCTCAACGGCTTCGACCATGAGCTCATGCCAATGATGGTGCCGGGCGATCTCGAGAAGCCTGATCTTGGGCAGCTCTCTGCCTTCATTCAGCAAATGTCCACGGCTGGGGCGCAGATGTTCCCCGACCGCGAGCTCGAGAACCACCTACGTGAGGCCGCTGGCCTGCCGCTGGCCCCTGAGGATGGCGAGCTCGAGATTGGAGATGAGGATAACCCGCTGACGCAGCCTGAGCCGCCGGCAGCCGGTGAAGAGGAGCCTGAGGCATGAACGAGAATGTGATCAAAATCGTGAAGGGCGATCACCGCCCTCGTATCAAGCTCACCCTCACCAACGACCTCGGCGAGGCGATTGACCTCTCGAGCGCAACTGTGAGCGTCCTTGTGAATTTCCGCTCTGTGAACTCGGAGGTTGCGCTCACCTCGGTGACTGCCACGAAGGACGGTGATGGCAGCACGGGGATAGTGACCTTCGCCTTCCCCGCGACCTCCGGGGCTGTTCAACCGGGTTATTACGATGGCGAGGTTGAAGTGCTCTTTGACGGAGAGCGGCAGACCGTCTATGACAAGCTCAAATTCTTTGTGCGTGATCCAATCTAAGGAGTTCCATCATGGCTGCAATGTCAGATTATCTCGAAAACAAAATCATCGACTGGCTGTTCCGTGGCCAGACGTTCACTCCTCCTGCCACCCTGCATGTCGGCCTGCTCACCGCAGCGCCGGGCGAAACTGGTGGCGGTACTGAGGTTGCTGGCAACGCCTATGCTCGCGTCGCTGTGGCCTCGAGCCTTGCCAACTGGGCTGGTACTCAGGCCGCTGCTTCGACCGTCGCCTCGACCGGCACGACCGGCACCACCTCTAACAACGGTGCGATTGCATTCCCGACGCCGACCGCCTCATGGGGCACTGTTGGCCACTTCGGTGTGTACGACGCGGCAACCGGCGGCAACTTGATGTTCTACGGCGCGCTCAACAACGCCAAGACCATCAACGTGGGCGACGATGTGCGCTTCCCGATCTCGAGCCTGTCGGTGCAGATCGATAACTAAGTTCATGGGGGGCTGAGATGGCCAACGCGATCTATCCGCTGTGGAAGCAAAGCCTTCTCCAGTTCACTGCGAACAATAACCTCTCGACGGGCACCGTTGATGTGGCGCTGGTTGACACCGCTAACTACACGTACAGCGGTGCTCACCAGTTCTTCTCGTCGATACCGGGGGCAGCCATCATCGGGACGCCGCAGGAAATCGGGCCTACGAACAAGACGTTTACCAACGGCGTTTTCGATGGGCCAGATGTGACGTTTCCAACGGTGACGGGTGCCTCTGTTGAGGCACTTGTGATCTACATCGACACAGGAACCGCCGCCACCTCGCCGCTGGTCGCTTTTATCGATACAGGCGTAACCGGCCTTCCTGTCACTCCCAACGGCGGAAATATCAGCATTACGTGGAATGCGACGGGCATTTTCGCCCTGTAAGGGGGTAAGCAATGGCGATTGCTAGTATTGGCTCGGGGGGTACAGGCGCAAACGCCACCTCCTCGACCACCCTCAATGTCACCGCGACCCGTGATATTTCCGGGACCGGCCAGTTCGCCATTCTGGTCGTTTCCTGCGACAACACCACCACAACTGACAGCGTAATACACGAACGGTAACGGCGCGGCTGCGGCTGGTGTCACCACTGCCATGTTTCTCTACGAGCCGGGCGCAGGGGGAGAGCTGCGCAATACTGAGGCGGCAACAGTCACCTTCGCCTCAGCCCGCGTCGAAAAAACGGGCTCGATGTGGGTCTTTAGTAAGGCAAACGTCCCGATTGTGCAGGGCGCTGCGGCGATTACCAATGGCATCGATGCCGCAAACGGTTTTGGCAGTGTTTCCTTTACTGGCCTTACCTCGCTTTCCCGCCTGTATTTCCGTGGTCTTGGTAAAGAGTTCAACACCACCACACAGATCACGCCATCGACCAGCTTCACTGCAATCACGGCGCAGCGCTCCAGTGCAACCGCCAACGCCATTGCAGTGCGCGGCGAGTTCCGTATTGTCACTGCCACTGCGCAAACCTCGAACCCAACGCTGGCTAACTCCGGTGATACGGCGGGCATATTCCTCGCGCTGGTTGAAAGCGTGGCGACGACGCTCAACCAAGGTACGCGGTTTAATAACGGGAACACGTTCTACGGCGCGTCCGTCACTCGCACGCTCGGCCAAAACACACGGCTCGATAACACCAACCAGTTCTACGCTGCGGAAGTTACACAGGCCGGTAATGCCCAAAGCCTAACGCAAGACGCGCTGTTCGAGAACGACAACGCTTTCTACACGCCCGTTGTTGCCTTTGTAGTCACGCTGGATGGCACCGCCGCGTCTCAGGCCTCTGCCAGTGCTGAGCTCTCGAAAACGGTAACACTGGCCGGCTCCGGCGCGGTGGCGTCCTCTGCCAGTGCCGCACTCTCTATTGGCAAGCCAGTTGAGGGCTCTGGTGCGGTACAGGCATCGGCGACCGCGAGCCTTGGGGTTGCCAAGCTCCTTGGTGGCTCTGCCTCTTCCCTCGCCTCGATCTCGAGCGCGGGGCTCGAAGCGGTAAAGGCGCTCTCGGCCTCAGCCTCAGTGCAGGCCGCTGCGAGCGCGTCGATTGATATCACAAAGCCGCTGGGCGCAGCCGGCGCAGTGCAGGCCACCTCGAGCGCGGCGGTCTCGCTGGTCAAGCCTCTCGATGGCTCTGTCGCTGCTCTCGCCTCGATCCTGAGCGCGCCTCTCGGCGTCACAAAGACCCTCGGGGCCTCGAGCGCTGTTGCAGCCTCGGCGACCGGCGGGGTCAACGTATCGTTTGCCGCCTTTGGTTCTGCACTGGTGGCTGCGGACGCCACGGGCACCCTCTTCCGGGGCGCGAACCTCACCGCGACCGGGGTCACTGTTGCGACGGCCACTGCGGGCGCAGCTGTCATCAAGCCGCTCGGTGGCGCGGCAGTCTCCAGCGCAAGCGCTTCCGCTGAGCTC